AGTATTCGCACTATCTCTAAATTCAATTACACCAGTAGCGGCATTTGTTGTACCGTTTAAATCTTTAATTGTTGCAATTGGTGTATTATTAGCAATCTTTAAATTTCCTAATGCTTCTAATAAATCTGAAAAAGATTTTATACCAGCAATATTTTGAGCACCAGAAATTTTTACTGCATCTAAATCTAATTGACTAACATTTACACCATCAACTGTTCCGTTGACTGTAATATTTCCTGGAACAGTAAGATTCTTTCCTGCACCTAAAATTAGGTCTGCAAGAAGAGTTAAATCTGAATCCGTTAAGGTAACCTTATTCGCTGTCGCATTATCATCAAAACCTGTTGAGGCGAAATTTGTAATTGTTCCGCCATCGATGCGATTACCGCTTACTCTTGGTTGATTACCTATATAACGCATTATACATCCTCAAGAATTGAGCAAACAACAGAAACTCCAGCCGCAGTATTACATGTGACTGCAATCTTATCGCTTGTTGTTAATACGAGTTTTTGGCCAGCAATGTATGATAATGTGCCTCCAACTTGAATTGGAACGCTCTTTGCTAAATAAACATAATTTCCGGTTACTGTGTGATATAATTCAATGTCAACTGTAACTACGGAGTTAAGAATATTAGCAATATCTAAACCAATAATCATTGAGCGTTTACCTGCAACTGCTGGCGCAGTATAGATATCCACTCTGCTGGTTCCTACTGTTTGTGATACTGCGTTTTTAAAATCGTTTGCCATTTATCTTACCTTCTTTTTACAATATTTATCCGATTAAATTGAATCTAAATCGTTACCACCAATTAATTGTAATGGGTTAAAATCCATCGCCATCACCTGTCCTAATGTTGGTTTTACTCTTGTTACACCATCACGCAGACTTTCAATAGTATCTGCTAAATTTGGGTTTGCGTTTGTTCCTGTGAATGTTGGGTTTAAACCTGGTCGCAAACCAGCAGTAAAATTTCCAATTCTGTTGTTTACTGCACTAATACCATCTGATACATTATTCTGTCCATGTAACTGTGAAGTTAATGTATCAGCGTCACCTAAATTGGAACCAATTTGATTCTGTTTGTTAATCCAACTGGCGAGTCCATCTGCTCTTGTTACTTGAGGTTGTGCCATGATTATCCAATCGCCAAAATAACATCGATTGGAATTGCATCTGTAGCGGCAACAATATCAAGTTCATCCTTTACAGAATTAATAGCATTAACAACACTAGTTTTATCTGCTGTGGTTAAAATTGCTAAATTTCCAACTTCAGTATCAACCTCACTCAAAGCACCAACTACATTTGTTTTATTTGTTGTAGTTAAAGTTGCAGGGTCACCAATGCGAGTTGAGATATCATTAGTTTTAACACGCCATTGTTCAATGGTATCGTTTTGTGAAACATTGATTAATGCCATTATTGTTTCCTAATTAAATTCTTTAGTAACTCTTTAATTTCACCCATATCTTCTTTGAGATTATTTATCTCATCACAAAGAGAGTTCATTTTTTGTTTTTCTGTTTCTCTTTTTAATTTAGCATCCATTGCTTGAATATAAGCATTTTTATTTGTATCAACAATACCTTTTGAATAAGTATCACGATACAAATTTGGATGGTCCATTACTTTAAGTTTATTATCCATATTATGTTGCCAATGCAATTACACGCAACGCTTTAATTCTAGGAACATTTACCGGATTATTACTTCTCATAGAAATTTTAATTTGAACCGCTGTAAATGCAGGTAGATTATCAACAGTATATGTTCTTTCAATAAATTCGCTTTCATTTGCTTGAATTCCTGGGTCAACATCAACCAACAAACCTTCTCTTTCTGGCGCATTATAAATGTCTTCAAATGATTGACTTGAACCAGCAGCCAGTATTTTATAGTATACACGAATTTCTGAACCATTAGGTTGATTTGCATTAAAAATAATTTTTAATGATGTTGCTGGATTTTCAATATTAAATTTTCTAGTAACATAATTTGCTTCATTAAACCCTCCGTGAGGAGCGCAATCTTCAATATATCTTTCTCCAACAACCAATGTAGTTGTGTCTCCAGCGGCAGTATTTACAAAAGATGTGTCTTCTAAAAATACTTGAACATTACTTATGTTGTTTCTAACTTCTCTAATTTCAAAAATTCCATTATTTGCCGCTGTTGTCTGACCAGATACGGTTAAATATTTTCCTCTATCAAGCGTCAATAATGCTAACATAGTGGTAGCATCTGTTGATTGAATATAACCATCAACACCGTTTGCCGGAGCAACAAATTGTAGTTGTGTGCTATCTGTTAATACTGTTCTTAAATCAATTTGTGGAACAGTAATAGAGTTGTAATTTGCGTCAGTAATTCTATTGCTAACAGCATATAAACTCATTCTTGATGCATCAATTACAGGAGAAACATCAGCATTGTTTGTTGCGAGTGTGGCAATTAAAGAGACTGATTTATTTCCAGATAATGAAGTTGTTTCATTTTCTGTGCTTGCTATTGTATGTCTCTTGGTTAATTTTGCATTTGTTCCAGGAATAACATTAATATATTCGGATGCAGTATATGTTGAATCATACATTTTTAATGCGTATGATAAGGTTGTATTTCCAAATGTAATGTCTGGAGAGTTAACTTGAACAACATCAGCACTTCTATTTTGAGTAGCAGTAATTCCTATTCCACCAAAATATCCTTTGACAAGAATAGATGAAGTTCCAATAATAGAACCGTTATTAACTTCAATAACATAAGAATCAAGTTCAGCATTAGATATATTAAATGTTCCGTTCAATGATGTGTGTGGGATACCTTGATTAACAGTATTTGCACCATAATTTCCTTCTAGCACTCCAGATATTGTAACTGTGCTTCCATTAGGTAATCCATGATTTTTATGAAAAACACGAACCTTATTTGTTCCAGTTGTAATCTCAAAAGGATTTGCATCTAATCTTGCAATAGGTGTCGGTGTATTATTAAATTCAATTGTTGATGTGTGGTCAGTATCGAATTGAGCGATATTTAAATTGAATTTTAAATCTAATGTTCCGTCAATTTGATAAGACTTTGTATTTTGAGATAAAAATAATGAACCTAATAAAGGTTGTCTTGAAATAATTCTATTGCCGTCAAGTGTTGGACTTCCCAACTCAGAAACGAAAACTCTGTTACCTAAGTCACCAGTCTGCAAGACAATTGCATATTCTTCACCATTCATTAAGTGAACTGGTGAATCAAATGTAAATCTTGTATGAACAGTAGCGTCATTTGATACATTTAATTGAGTTGTTGGTAATGTTTTTTGTGAGAAAGGTAAAATCTTAGATGTTGGAACTCCATTCTCCATAGTTCTAATATCAACAGTTACAGGAGTTTTTCCTTTGTCTTTAAAGAACAAATCGACTGAAGTTACAAAACATCCATCAGGTTTATCTGCAATTAAGAATGATTGTGCCAATGGGTCGGTACTACCACCATCTCCTTGCGGAGGTTGAACATTAGCTATGAAAGTTGTTTGAGTATTAACTCTAGTAATTGTTTGTGTTCTAGTAACTGTTGTAATGTCAAACTTTGGCTCTTTAGTTGACATAATTGTTCGTTCTCTTGATTCACGAATTCCTACAGCACGATATGTCTCTTCACCGATAGAATCAAAATCAGTTCTAGAATTTGTTTCATTTTCAGAAAGTGTGAATAGTCTATCACCTGTTCTAAAGCGAATAGTGTCTGTATTTGGTATAAAAAATACACCAACCACCGCACCTTGTGAATCAGTATATAAACTATCTCCATTTTGCTTTAATGTTGGTACGGTTGCGGAGTTAGTTACTCCATTAATTCCTGTAATTGTGCATGAGTTTACAACATCATTAATATTCTTTGAAGAACCGGTAATCGAATCATTAATTGCAAAAGCATTCTTAATATTGATTAAATGAATATTAACAGGTAGTGTTGTTGGTGTTTCTGTAGCACCTTGGAACGCAACAACAGCAGTTGCAGTTAAACGCTTTAATGTTCCACCAGAAGTGTAGGCTCCACCTAATGTAGAGATGTTTGTGTTGTCTAGATTTTTAATTCTGACAATACTTCCAGAAATTTCAACAACTTTATATGTGTTTCCATTTAGTGATGTTGAACCACCAATATTTGATGGGGTTACATGATGACCAACACGAATTCCTGTGGCACTTGCAACAGTAATCGAGGCAACACCAGCAGAAAGAGTTACCGCACTAATATTTGTTGGTGTGTGAAAATCGTTTGAAACAACATCACCAAAACCAAACGCTGGTTGAGTATTTCCCGCATATGTTCTTGCGGCATCGGATTCAGCACCACCAACAGCAGGGAAATCATTAAATTCAAAATTTGCTCTGCTTCCGGATGTAACTGTAAACACATCGGCAGGTCTTACATATGCTTCAACAAACTCACTATCAAAGAAACAATAATATCTTGTTTCAGGTTTAAATGAATGAGCAATGAATGTCATTGGGCGTGAGCGAATGTATGGAATTACACCAAAATCAACAATTCTGTCACCTAAGTTTTGAGTGGTGTCTGTTGTTGTTAATGTTGTTTGTGTTCCAGTTTGAATTTGACCAATTTGTTGAGATGTTGTTGTCGTATTAAAAATATCCCAACCTGCTTGCCAATTTACACTTGAAGTAACTACAGGCGCTCCTGTCCATTGTGTTTGCCAAGCATTCCAAACTGTTCCTGTAACTCCAAGTTTTTCTGCCATGTATTTAATAGCATCAAACCCTGTGTAATCTTGAACAATTAAATCTGGTCTTCTATCAGTATCTTTCCAATCATCACCATCAGGAATTAACTTAACTTTACCTAAGTAACCACCAGTCATTGCAGAAGCAATATCAATGCTTCGTGTTGCGTATGGGTTACTAATTAATGCAGTTTCGGTATATGGTAAAGTAATTAAATCACCGGTACGCTTATAGTATGCATTACTTCTTAATAAATCTGTGGAATGTTTTTCTACTAATCTAATACTATCAGTAAAATGCATTGGTCTCAATTCTTGTGATTGAGAATCAATGGCACAACGATAATCTTTGTCTAATACATCACCAACATCATGTCCTTTAAATGGGTCAACGATGAACCCTGATTTATATCTGTCAAATCCGTCAGCATCTTTTACTTGCAAATCTGCTGTTGCTTTTTCAAGTAAGTTTAAAGCGGTATATGTTTCAAGACTTTGAATTCGTCTTTCTAATCTTCCAATATCACGCATTGTATATCGTTTATTATCAACTGATTTTACTAGAACTTCTGATGGTCCTAATGTATAAGCAGGAACAACCACCTCAAACATAACCATTCCCTCTTTGGGGTCTTTTGGCGGCACAGGATTTAATTCTGGAACACCTTCTAAGACTATGGTGCTTCCAAGAGAGTCCATGTAAACTTTGTCGATACGATTTAAATAATATGAAAAATCTGCTTCAACATTCTCACCAATTTTTGGCAATTCAATTGTTTGTGTCGATACTGTAAATGTTGGAGATTCTCCTGTTGTTCTATCATCTGCCCTAGGTCTAAAATCCAAACAATCTCTTAGAGCAAAAGATGCAGAACTATTACCTACACTTTTATATGTTGGAATATTTTCGTAAGCAACAGAACCAATATAAGAATCTACTGAAAAATAATCACCAGCAGTATGAGTAAAATAATCAAAAGTAATTCTTAACGAACCTGTTGGAACAGGATTACCTGCTTTAAGTGTAATTGAAGCAACATCATAATATGCATCTTTTTGACCAGTATCAAAATCAAAACGGTCTGTAACATTAGTTGCGCCTGCTGAATTGTAAGCACCAAATCCAGTAGCCATCATTACTGAAACTAATCTGTAACCATCTGCCTTACCAACATAAATTCTTGAAGCACCTGCTTCATTTGCAACCGTCACATCTCTAACAGCATTTGTTTGTAGAAGTTTTTGCTTTTCTGTTGCATCATTACCAGACGCACGAACAGACGCAATCAATCTTAATTGACTTCCGTTTGAAACGCCTCTAGTAGTTAAATTTGAAATTGTTAATGTTCTATTGGCACCAGATAACACTAAATCTGTAGAAATAATTGGAACAACATCATTTGTTGAAAGTGTGCTACCGGCGTTAGCGTTAGTTACAATTAATGTATAGTTACTTAAATCTAAAACAGATTCAAATGTTTCGTCTATTCCAGAAACAGTAAACTGAACTTGTCCTGCCGCAGAAGTTTGTGGGTCAAATCTTCTTCTTAAAGTATATGCTGTTGATTTAATTCCATCTAATTGTGTTGGTGATGAACCACGAATTTTTCTAACTCTTTTGAAATTTAAAGGAAAAATTAGAACATCGTGTTGTGGTTCATGTAAAATTGCTCTGAAAACATAAGGTTTTCCTGTTATCGTTGATGTAAAGTTAGCAGCTAATGTTAAAGTTTTATCATTTGTAATTGTGCTTACTGCACCAATTAAAGTGTTATCTAAGTAAACAACATCACCAGCAGATAAATCAGATAAAAATCTTGTATCAACACCAGTAACAGAAGCTGAACTGTTTGTTGCTGTAATTGATGTTCCTAAAATTTTTGTTAATGTTGGAAAAATATCTGCGGTAAAACTTGTTGAAGCCGCATGAAATTGTTTTGCGTGTTTAGCAAAAGTTTTACCAGGATTCATACGAATATCAAAAATACTTAATTTAAAATGAGTTTTTTGACCTGCGTTTCCTGTTCCTGTAGTTAGAGAATAATTTCCATCATCTAACTGAATGGCACGAATTTTACATGTTCCAACAATATTACCCGCACCAGTGCCTCTTGTTACGGTTAATGTGTCTCTAATATTAACTTCAGTAAAAGTTTCGAATGCTGGTGCACCGCACAAGTTTGTGACTATTACATAATTTCCTATTGGAGTATTAATTGGTTTATCTTGAACACGAACAAAGTCTCTTGCTTTTTTAATTGGAAGATATTTTGTTGCTTTTGATTCAATCTCGTAACCTTGAACATATGCTTTTCCTGGTTCAATAGCAACTGCAATTAAACTTTCATCTCCACCATTGTCAGCAGAGTATACGCCATCATTTGAACCATTATTTAAATGCTCACGAACATGATATTTAAATTTTCTTACTTCATAGTTTCCAGATTCATCAAATGTTCTACGAGCCAAGTTTTTTTCTAAAACATCATAGTCAGATTTTTCAACTTGCTTAACAATAGTTCCATTATCAATTCTTAATAATTCAATAAAGTTTTTATCGGCAGTTGAAGTTAAAGGTAATTTTACAAGAGTTATTTCAATTTTAAAACGATGGCCGCCAGGTGCAGATTCGTTTGTTGACCCAATAGCGTTGTCTTTTAATGTTACATCTTGTTCTGGAGATACTGTGGTTTCAGAAATATTGAAACCTACACGATAAGATGCTTTTGATGTATATTTTTCTAAAATTAATTCTTGAGTAGAATTTGCAACAAAAAAACCATTTATGTAATAAACACCCTCAACAATTTTTACCATCGAAGGAGTGCCAGTAGTATCTTCAGTTAAGAAAAGACTGGCACCAATTTCAGTAGTTTGACTTGTTGTTAATGAAGGATTTTGTGTCGTTGTATTATCAGCATTATATGAAATAAAAGATTCACCAAGAAGAAATGCATTTTCTGTAGTTCCAGAAGAAATATATTTGACAATTAATGTGATTGGGTCTGAAGCAGTTGCGGCAACTGTTGCAACAACTCTTGCTTTTACTCCACTATTAACACCAGTAATAATTTTATTTAAAAAACTGGCACGATATGATTCAACAGACAGCGATTGATATGTGTCTTGAATCTTTAAATAAGTTAGATTTTTAATTAAAGAAATATCACCAGGAATAACTTGAGAACCATTTTTAAATACATGATTACCAAATCTTCCAACTTGTTCTTGAAGAATCGACTGAATTTGCGTTAACTCTCTCGCCTGAACTGGAAATCCAGGACGAAAGAGAATGCGGTGATAATTTTTTTCTTTTGCACCATTAGTCGCTTCAAAATCATCATAATACGGTGATACATTAAAGTCTAAGCTTTGCGCCATCTAAATTCTTCCTTCGGTTTTAAATTACAACGAGATAATCAGATATTATTTATTGCTTAGAATTCAACAATTAATTTAATATCTTCAATCTGGTCCGATGCTCTATTAATGGCTCTTCTGTTTTCAATGTATAGAATGTCGCCCGAATCAGGTTGAACTTCAGGATTTCCTTTTGTTGAAATTGTTCCAGTAGCACCAGATGTTCCACCAACCACATTCTCTGAATTACCAAACACTACATATCCAGTAGAGATATCTTGATAATATCTAATAACTCTTGTTGTGCTGTTATAATCAACAACTTTACCTACCGCACCAGATGTTCCACCAACAACGCTCTCATCAACTGAAAATGTTCCTGTTACGCCAGCCTGAAGCGTTAATGTTTTAGTTGCGGTTCTTGTTTCTGCTGTGCAAACTGTTGCTGTTCCGTAATCAAATGGGTCACGAATAAGACCAATACGGCGATAATCATTTCCTACAGGAAAGTCTCCTGAACCATCAGCATATTCCAAACGAGTATTCATCATGATGTAGAATCCACCCAAATCGCTAATTGCATTTGCACCATGGCCACCTTCTGGTGAAATAACTGGTGTTGCGGCCGCAGATGTACCACCACCGCCCGAGAATGAAATTGATGCTTGAGTATATCCTGTTCCTGCGGCTGTTATTGTAACTGCTGTGACTGAACCACCAGAAACTGTTGCGGTCGCAGTAGCACCTGTTCCGTCACCGTTGATTGTGACTGTTGGTGCTGAACTATAACCTGAACCACCTGCTGTCACTTTAGCGATATGAATAGCGCCGTTGATGGCGGCCGCCGCTTGTTGAACTTGATATTGTTCATAGTAAGGTTGACCAACACCAGGATTTGCAGAAAGATAACGAACAGGCATAAAGTCTGTTGACAAGAACTTCAATACATCTGCCGCTGAAATTGTATATAGGTATTTCCATTGATAACCATCACCAGTAGAAAGAATTGATGTTGATGTTCCTGTTGGTTTTACTGTTGACGCAGTATTTCCATTATTGCTGATAACTTTATATACATTATAATCGTCAGTTAAAACATAAAAATTTGCGCTGTATAAGTCTGTTGCACCAGAATATGCTGTGTTTGCGGCAGAATAGTTATGGCGATATTCGTCATAAACTGTTCCCGATGCCCAATTTTTACGAACTACAGCATGTGAAACATCTGTAGTGTTAACTCGCTTTAGAGCAATCATATCATCATAGACATTAAAGTGAGTATTTTGATTATCAAGTGGGGTATCAGGATTGACTTCATCGGTCCAAGATTGTGGGCGACCAATGAATAGATAGATGTTTGTTGCAGATGCCTCTGAGAATCCTTCTTTGAAACTCTCAGCATTATGCAATCTGAACTTATTTGTAATAATAGCGGCCATTTTTTAAATTCCTTTTGGTTAGAAAAATGAATTGATTTTTATTTATTTATATAACTTTATAGCGGAGTTTCAACGGAAGAAACAATTCCTTTAATTTCGGCATCCAAACAAATGTTTGTTTTTCGGCCCGGTTTATAAAGAATGTCGGAAACTGAAATACTTCCGAAGTCTTTAATCTTTGTGTTGGCATAACCACCTTTTGTAGTCCTATTAACCAATCCGCCTCGGTCAATCGAAACAAGACCCGGTTCTGTATACGGTCCAAATAAAAATTTATATCTGTCAAGTGTATATAGTGTTGGTCCCAAATGCCCCCCATAAGAAAGGTCTCCCTCTTTTAGGAATGATTGAACCACCGAATTAATTTGCGTAGGAACAGTTTGTGTTTTTAATAGATTCAACATTTCAAAATCATAAAGAATAGCATACTTGAGATATTGTTTTGAAGTGGCATCAATTAATTTTTGAATTTCAATACTGTGTCTAGAATCGTGGTCATTAAATGGGTCAAGTTTAACTTGAGTATTTTGATGTATTAATTCAAGAACTCTTGTAACTAATTTAAAGTTGTTTGTAATTTTTCTGTCGATTGGTTGTTTATTATTACCAATTAAGAATATTAATGTATCTCTATAAAGTTGAATATCTGCTGGCAAGTTTACAAACTTGTCCAATCCTCTTGGGAAAATTAGAGCAGGCATAAACTCAGGTTGACCCATTCTAATTGCCAAATTGCTTGATGATAATGAATGCAACATCTTAGTTAAAACAGACTGTGCCATATTTACTTCAACTGAACCTAGAATATAAGTTAACAGTAATCTAATTTGTCTAAAGCGAGGCATTGTTCCATTTAATTTTTCATTCCAACTATTAATTGGGTTTGGTCTCAATGTTGTTCTAATAGATACTTCACCAAACAATGCTAGACCAACAGGGTGTAAAATTCTCTTAACTGCATCTCGCCAGTTATTAATAGATTGACCAACTTTAACTACATAAGAGAAATCTTGATAGTAATAACTGTCTTGAATTTTTTTCGATGCTTCAGAAATACGACCATCAGCATTTAAAAATTTTCCGTATGTTACTGCATATGGCCCAACAGTTAAATTTAAGTTTACAGATTTAAAATCATAAACTTTTGCAGTTACACCAGAAGTAACTCCAGAAATTCTAGCGGGAGAACCAAACATATCTGCCGAATCTAAAATAAGAAGACCTCTGTTCGCATCCCACGATTTAACTGTTCCTGTAACAATATCGTTTTGCTCTTTTAAAACTCTATCATCAGTTTCAGATAAAAACTCTCTTCCGTCTTCTAGCAACAAACAACCTTGTTCGCTAGTAACAGTTTCTCCTAATATAAAATTGCCTGTCTGTTTACCTACTAATAAATTAGTAGGGAATCTGTAAGAAGGAACTGAAGAATAACTTGTTCCGAAGTTGGTGATTGCAACCTCTAAAATTTTACCAATAGAATCTGATTGAACAATAAGTTTAGCGCCTGTTCCTGCTGTCGATGTAATTGTTGCTGTAGGAGTTTTTTGGTAATTATAACCACCATTGGTTAATTCAATTGCTGTGATATCGCCAACACCAGATTCAACTAAGAAAGAACTTCCATCTTCCATTAATATTCCGTCAGTTCCGTTCTCTTGAATAAATTGGCCGTCTACTCTCTTTACTATGGCAACTGCGCCAGCACCGTTTGTTCCTGTATTGTTAAAAACAATTACATCACCCGCAACATATCCTGTGCCAGGATTATCAATAATAATTTTTTCAACTACCCCTTTATTAATTTGAGTAACATCTAAAATAGCATCGGTACCGCCACCACCTGAAAGAATAGGGGTTTCTCCTACCGAGTGATAATTACCACCTTCTACAACAGTTGCATTATTAATAATAGAATCAACTGTCATTGAAATTGTAGCATTTGTTTCTGGAACTTTTGCAGTAATAGTTTGACCTGCTAAGAATGTTCCAACAATACTACGCTTTGTTAAATATAACTGAGTGATTGTTGTGGCACCAACTTGAAATGAAATAACATTCTCTACAATTGCGGTTGCTAAGTTAATATTTGGGTCTGTTGGGTTGTCTGCTTGAACTACTTGAAGACCAATTAATTTACTTGAATCTCCTACTAAATTTTTAACTCCAAGAATTTCATCTATCGCCCACTTACCATCAGAAACTCTAAGCATATCAACTTTTGGAAAATATAATTCAATACCTTCATTATATAATAATCTGAAAAGTAATTCATATGATTTTGTGCTACCTTTGGCAGTATAAAAATCACGAATAAATTTAACTACTTTTCTTTTATCTGAAAGAATATTTTTTGGAAGTTGAACTAGATATTGCTTTCTAAATTGTTCAGCAAATTCATCAATTGATGTATCTATGTCGGCGTTTAATTTTGCTGTGCGAACTAATTCTAGAGCATTTTGATTCTGCTCCATAAATTCATAGTATGCTTCTAAAAACGCAACAAATGTAGGGTAATCGGCACGAACAAATTCAGGCAATTGTTCTGATACAATCGCTGAAACGGTGTCTTTTAAACTTGTTGTCATATTAATTAGATGTTCTTACTACGGTTCCTACTGAAGACAAGTTAGAATTAGATACAATTGTGTAATCTGTACCTGCACTTGCTTCTCCTGTTGCTACTTTATCAACAATAGCACTAACAACAATACCCTCACTACTATCTTCAATTAAGAAAATTTGATTTCGAACAGAAACTAAATTATCTGAGTTTGGTGTAGCAAAAACTGAGAAATAAGATGTTCCGTCTTCCGTATCGGTAATTGTTAATTGTGTTAAAGCGATAGTGCCTTGAACATAATCAACAGTTCCTAATGTTGGGTTCACAATAATTTTTGTGTTTGTTCCTGGTTGGACATAATAACTTCTAATGTTTCCTGCGCCGTCATCATCTAAATACAAAACTTCAGTTCTTTCTGCAATTTTAAATCCTGTGCTAGAAATGTTTGAAATGGTGTTAGAACCTTGAGTAAAAATAGGATTATAATATTTAATATCATATTTTGTTGGCACACCAAAATCTACAGTAATTTCTTTTTTCATTCTTATTGTTACTGTATTATTTAATATGGCGGGGTCAACATTATCAATAATTCTTGACAACTTAGAGCGTCTAAACACACTATCAAATTTATTTAAGTCTGCCACATTATAATTTCTAATTGCTGTAACCACATTTGCTTTTAATGCGCTTTCAGATAAATTTGTTAAATTTGGATTGTAATAAAATGATGTATTTAATTGAACATAGATGTATTCGGGGTCAACGAATTCTGGAACAATAGAAACCATATTTCTACTTTTTAGAACCGTAGATTTAATAAACTCTTTTGTAGATGTTGTTAAGAAGTAACCAGATTTTGGTTTAATAGAAATAACTACTTTACCATATGCAGGAGGGTCATTATCTTCACCGCCCCACACTTGAACAGAATCTACATTAGTGTAAAGTTTTGGAATTAATACTTTATAGTCTTCAGCAGTAACGGCACGATTTTGTGCAGAATAATATTTTGGAGCATTAAACTTAATTGAATCGACTGTCTCTTTTCCAGAACCTTCAGCGGCCGCCGTCACAAGAGTAATGACCGCACTAGATGTTCCTGCAATTGGTGCCGCTAAAGTGAATGATGTTGCAGAATTTGGTTCATCTCTATTAGTAACCAAATATTCGGCAGTAATAATATTACCAACAGATAATTGTCTGCCTAGAACATTATCACCAAAAGCAATTTCAAATAAACCTTTGTCAATTTCTTCTAAGAAGTAAACTGTGCTTGTAGGTTTAACTTCAAAAATATCAGACGCTTTTGTATATACTGTTGCGTCAACTGATGATGATGAAGTTTTAACTCTAATTTTTAATGTTTCAACATCAATATTTTCGTCAGGTATTGTATATGTAGCATTAATGTTACTTACAGTATAATTCATTGAAATATATGTGCCTTCTTTAATTGTAATATTATTAAACACATATTGATTTACTAAATTTCTAGCAACAGAAACATCTTCCATTACATTAAAAGAATAACTTACTCCACCAACTGATGTTTTTAGTCTTGCTCCTTTTGGTAGAGTAACAAATGCAGGATTACCTGGAACATTTGAAAGTGTAATATTCACAACCGCTGTCGATGCTTTAGAAGAATTAGGAATATAACCCAATTGCTTTGCTAAAGAAACTACAGAAGTTCTTTTAACAGCAGAATCTAAAAACATCTCATTAGCAAGCATATTGGCATAATAATTATTGTAATGAGTATTGTATGCTAGAATATCTAAAAGAACAGCAAGACCTGAACCTTCAAAATTATAATCTTTGAAGGTGTCTTGATTTTTTAAATATGTTTTTAAATTAGATTTGATTTGGTCAAAGTCTAATTCTGAAATTCTTAGTTTTGAAAATTCTGCCATCTTATCTTAACCTTTTAAGGAAGGTAGTTATACTGATAATTTCTTGCCCATTGACCAAGTAGAAATAAATCGAAACTTTATATTCGTTATTATCAGGTTTCGCTATAATATCAACTCTATCTAATCTTGCTCTAGGTTCAAAATTATTAATTACATCTGTAATTGTTCTTTTTAATGATTGTGTTGTAACAACAGTCATTGGTTCAAATAATAAACCCATAATACCAGAACCAATTTCAGGATGAAAAGGTCTTTCATAAGGTCTAGTCAATATTAAATTCTTAATAGCGGCTTTGACCGCTTCTTCATCGGTTCTTTTAGACACATCTTTGGTCAAAGGAACCTTGAACATGTTCAAGTCCAAATCTACAAAGTCGGTTGTTTTTCTTGAGATTGTTGCCATTTGAATATTTATCCGTTAATTTCCATTACAGAAAACATTTGGTGAACCTTCTACAATCGCCAAACCACAATCGTAGATATCACCAACTCTTGCACATCCCAAGTTATTTACAAAGACATTTTCTGACGCCACAACCAACGGTGTCTGGTGAGGTATACAAATTGGCGGCGCCAAAAATAAATGCGTTCTATTTAAATCTGTAAGACGATGCACAGGAATATTGTTGCAAAACACATTAGAAGAAACCATTTCTGGATTCGCTGTTATTCCACAAGGATGTTCCTCTGCTAAATCATCAAATCTTGCTACTGCTGGCATTATTTATCACCCATTTGTGTAAGTCCTTGGGCGGCAGTTCTTCCGTTAAACAATGTTAACACTTGACCTCTATTGCCTGAATACTTAAATGAAATGTGTATCCAAGGTTTACCTGTCCCTGTAGTTTTGTATTCTAGTAAAAGTTGGTCAAAGTTACTTAACAATGTTCTAATTTCTCTTGCTCTTTCAAAGTAATCCATTTTAGATAAACTTGGAAATTGCATATCAACCGCTTGACCTGTTGGATGCTGAGAAGTTCCTGTGGCTGCGGCTTCTAATCTAAAACCCGAAGTGAACAAAACATTACCTTTACCATACTTTGCAATAATTGGTTCACAAATATTTTCTGCAACACCTTTAAGGTTACATACAATTTCTGCTTTAGTAAGTCCTTTTTGTGCCGCAACTGTATGTCTTTGTGCGGGCGCATTAGAAGACAACATACCTAAATTTACATTTGCTGACAATGGGAACGAATCCGGAAAGTTTGTTTGATTTTTAAACATATCGCATGTAGCAGGAACATTCTTAGGACTTCCTTTTTCTTCGTCTACAGGTTTATCTGCTTTTTCAACTTTATTTACTTCCTCTGCTTTAAGAACTCCAGATTTAATTAGTTCAATTGCTTTCTCAGGATTAAAGTCTTCGTCAAAAATTTCTAAGGCGGCCGCCTCACCACGACCATTGGGCTCTAATTGTTGAAACTCTGTTTCTGACACAGAGGCACGACCGGCAGGTGATGGCAATCCTGTTCTGCCAGAGTTCCAATGAATCTCACCGTTTGGTGTATCTAAATGAATATTTGCATCTGATTGTAAATTAATGTTACCGCCAGCAGTTACATTAAACTCTCCGGAGACTTGAAAATCAACATCATTTCTGAATGTTCCAATAACATCACCCTTTACTTCAATATTTGCGTTTGAATTAACTAAGATGTTTGCTGTTCCATCTACAGTAACATTACATTTGCCTTTGATGTATACAAAACCATTTCTTTCAACAATTTCGTAGTTATCACCAACTATACGATTTACTCTCGTTCCGTTCTCATCAATCTCTTCGAATGTTCCTGCACGATGATACTTGTGAATTCTTTCTGAACCAGAGGTATCATCAAATTCCAATACATGTCCACTTTCTGATTGGTAAACATGATTAAATGGATATTTTGAATTATATGGAATAGTTACTTGATTCCAAGAACCACCATTTGCAATTGGCACGCCAGTGATTCTAGAACCTTCTTTTTTAATGACTATAGTATCGCTATTAATCTTTGAATCGTGTCGTGCTAGACGGTTCGTATCAGGTTCGTTGAAGAACTTTGGATACACACCTTTCGGGTCTGAAAATCCTTCGCTGTCTGGAATCTTCTCAATTGGAACTCCTCCAACAGAACCCAACATGATAGGTTCTTGTGCCGATTCACCATCTCTAAAGAATCCGATAACAAATGTTCCTTCAACAGGTCCTACTGGCGACTGACCAATGCCAGAGATTGATGCGGAAGTAACTGGCAACATTGGATACGCCCACGGCAAATCTTCCGTAGGTAATTGAGTTTTATCTTCCGTATGAAAACCAATAATTCTAACTTGACAACGACCGAGCATATCAGGGTCGTTTCTATTTTCAACGACACCGACCCACCAAACAAAACCTAAACTATGAAGATTATTATTTACAGGCATTTTTATCCAATAATGCTATCTAATACTGAAACTAAATTTTCTACAGAAACATCGGCAACTTGTTTAACTACTTTATAATTAAACATACGAATTGTTCCTGCTTCAATATTGTACAAATCTTGAGAATTTAAACGAATGATAATTCTTCCTTTGTGTTTAGACCCTTTAACATCAAATTGAATACCATCTTTAAGTGACACATAATTTCTTGCACCGTAGGCCATTAAAGCATTTTTA